AGGTAGAGAAGACGAATCAGTCAAAGAAGGCGGAAACGCTTTTGATATAGCAATGGGTGATGCAGAAAACATCATATCACAAGCATCAGGTGATAAAGAAGCAATGGCTGATCTACAGAGATTACATGACGATGAAGATGACTCTTACGCAAAGTCAGTTATCAAGGACTACATGAGCCAACTAGAAAAAGAAGGTTTGTTCAGAATGCAAAGAGATATTGCTATGCAGGAAAACAAAACACCTGGACGTAGTCACTACGACAAAGAGAAAGCTAAAGAACTTGCTAAAAAAGATGGTAAGAATCCAGAAAGACTATCATATGGTGAATTAATGGATTATATCAAGAAAGCACAACAGATGGATCCAGCACACAACCAAGAATCAGTAGATCCAACTATTGCAAGAATCAAAGATTTAGCAGGAATCTAAAAAAATTTCAAAAAACCGGTTGACTTTTATCTAAAAGATAAATATACTTGTAGTTAATGTTAGAGACATTAATTACATTTAGGCAATTATATAGGCTAACATTTAGGCTAACATAGGCACAAGGAGGCTAACAATGGCTACATTAGAAGAAATCCGTGCGAAACTGGCGGAACAAGAAAAAAAATCCACAGGCGGTGGATCAGTTTCAGATAACGCAATATTTCCTTTTTGGAATATCCCAGAAGGAACAACTTCAACAATAAGATTTCTACCAGACGCAAACAAGGACAACACGTTCTTTTGGGTAGAAAGAGCAATGATCAAGTTACCATTTCCAGGTATTAAAGGTCAAGCAGACACTAAACCTACTATCGTACAAGTACCTTGTATGGAGATGTTTAATGAACCTTGCCCAGTACTTGCAGAAGTAAGAACTTGGTTTAAAGATCCTGCATTAGAGGACATGGGAAGAAAGTATTGGAAGAAAAGAAGTTACATCTTCCAAGGTTTCGTAGTTAATTCAACATTAGATGAAGAGACTACACCAGAGAATCCGATCAGACGATTTGTAATCAATCCATCGATATTCAATATTATTAGATCAGCATTGATGAATCCAGAAATGGAAGATCTACCAACTGATAATGAATCAGGAAGAGATTTCAAATTAACGAAAACTCAAAAAGGTGGTTATGCTGATTACTCAACTTCAACGTGGAGTTTCAAGGCGAGATCATTAGGTGAATCAGAAAGATCAGCGATTGATCAATATGGTTTACATAATCTAAGTGATTATATGCCAAAGAAACCTTCACAAGAAGAGCTCAACATAATTCAAGAGATGTTTAAAGCATCTGTTGATGGCGAGCTTTACGATCCAGACAGATTTGGTCAGTACTATAAGCCGGCTGGCTTTAACAATTCTTCGTCTGGTGGTTCTACTGCGACAGCGACAGCTAAACCAGTAGAAGCAGTTGCTCCAGCAGTTGCACCAGCAACTGAAACTGTAGCACAACCGGTTCAATCAACTCCTGAACCAGCAAAAGTTGAAGTCACAGAAACAGTGACAGCAACGGCTAGTGAACAACCTGCACCTGCAACCGCAAGTGCAACGGCTACTGAAACAGGTGGTAAGGTATCTGCAGAGGATATCTTGTCAATGATTAGAAGTAGACAAGCTGGCAAGTAATAGTGTATAATATGGCTGTGGGGAAACCCACAGCCTAACTTTAGGAGAAATTATGGTAAGACCGTTTGACGTAAGTAAATTTAGACATAGTCTAACAAAAAGTATTCAAGGTATTAGTGTAGGTTTTGAATCTGACCCAAACACATGGGTATCTACAGGAAATTATACTTTGAACTACTTAATCAGTGGTGACTTTGATAAAGGAATTCCTTTAGGAAGGGTTACTATGTTGGCAGGAGAATCAGGTTCTGGTAAGAGTTTGATTGCTTCTGGTAATTTAATTAAAAATGCACAAAAGCAAGGTATCTTTTGTGTAGCAATAGATTCAGAGAACGCATTACATGAAGATTGGTTACAAGCATTAGGTGTTGATACATCACCAGAAAAAATGCTTAGAATTAATTGTTCAATGGTAGATGATGTTGCAAAGATAATCAGTGACTTTATTTCTAACTACAAGAAAGATTATGAAGGTAAAGAAGAAGCTGATAGACCAAAAGTACTATTTGTAATTGATAGTTTAGGTATGTTGTTGACACCAACTGACAGAGATCAGTTTGAAAAAGGTGACATGAAAGGTGACTTAGGTAGAAAAGCGAAGTCATTGACAGCATTAATTAGAAACACAGTCAATTTGATTGGTAGTTTAAACATAGGTCTGGTAGCAACGAACCATACGTATGCATCGCAAGATATGTTTGATCCAGATGACAAGATATCAGGTGGACAAGGCTTTGTGTATGCAAGTTCAGTTGTAGTTGCGATGAAAAAACTCAAACTAAAAGAAGACGAAGAAGGTAATAAGATATCAGATGTTACTGGTATTAGATCCGCTTGTAAGGTAATGAAGTCAAGGTTTAACAAACCGTTTGAGGCTGTACAAGTAAAGATTCCATATGAATCTGGAATGGATCCATATTCTGGACTTGTTGAATTATTTGAGAAGAAAGGTCTTCTAGTCAAAGAAGGAAACAGATTGAAATATGTTGACAGATTTGGCAAAGAACATAAGCATTATAGAAAACAATGGACCGGAGAAAACTTAGATCTTGTAATGGCTGAGTTTAAAGAAAGTGCAGTTGCCGACGAGGTAAATAAAACCGAAGGAGCAACGGCTAATGAAGATTCAACAGGAGGCGGAGATGCTTCTTGAGGCATGGCAAAAATTAGTTGAGTATGTACCACAAAAGGACAGACTCGATGCCGCAAGAGCATACGTCACGTTAATAGATGACTTTAATTTAGATCAGTCATCACTGGAAGAAATCAAAGACAGCGATCACTATCTTGAAGCGGCCATAGAAGAATACTATGGACAAGATGAAGAAGACCGGTACGACGAAGAAACAGAGGAGTGGTAATGCCACAAGGTTGGTACGGTCAAGTATCAGGTAATTTAGGAAAGATAGCAGATTGCATTACTTTCTACGAATCACAACTAGAGGAAGCAAGAGTCGAATGTGGACTAGTAGGTAACATTGAAAAGAATGCTACAAGAATTCCAGGTATTGTTGAACACCGTTTTAATCAGTTACAAGAAATAGAAGCTATACTCGAATTCCTTAACATACAATTAAGGAAAGTTAGAAGTAAGTTCTATAAAAGATATCTTGAAAACTATCAAAGAGCATTAACATCGAATGATGTAAAGAATTATATTGATGGAGAACAAGAAGTAGTTGATATGGCAAATGTCGTAAATGAATTTGCTCTCCTAAGAAACAAATATCTTGGACTGATGAAGGCAATTGATGCCAAGCAGTTCCAAATCAACAATATTGTGAAATTGCGAGTAGCCGGATTAGATGATGCTGAATTGTTTGCAAAAAAATAAAGACTGTGTTACAATAACGGTATGCAAAAAGCAATATTACACATCAAAGACGAAGTAAATGTCAAGTTCGAAGGACTTGATGTAACCACACGTCGAAAGATATCAGATAAACTAAAGTATTTTGTTCCTTATGCTTATCATTTACCAGCATACAAGTTGGGTAGATGGGACGGCTTTGTTAGATTCTGTGATATAGGTGGTAGGACTTCATTAAATTTAATTGATAAAATATTACCTATTATAGAGCAACAAGGATTTGAAATTGAAATCAAAGACGATAGGAAAGAATATAAGTTTGATTTTGAGAAAGTTGATGCAGAACATCTATCACATATCAATTGGCCAAAAGGTCATACACATGAAGGCCAGCCAATAATTTTAAGAGATTATCAAGTCAAAGTTATTAATGACTTCATTGCTAATCCGCAGTGCTTACAAGAAATAGCCACAGGAGCAGGTAAGACAATTATTACTGCCACATTGAGTAAGATGTGTCAGAAGTATGGTAGAACAATAGTAATTGTTCCTAACAAGAGTTTAGTAACACAGACAGAAGAAGATTACATCAATTTAGGTCTTGATGTTGGTGTTTACTATGGAGAAAGAAAAGAATTAAATCACAAGCACACAATTTGTACATGGCAAAGTTTAAATGTTTTACACAAGAAGACTAAAAAAGTTGAAGCAGACTTTCCATTAGATGAATTTTTAGATGATGTAGTTTGTGTAATGGTAGATGAAGTACACATGGCAAAAGCAGATGTGTTAAAACAATTACTGACAGGTCCATTTGCTGATGTACCAATACGTTGGGGACTGACAGGAACAATACCAAAAGAAGAATATGAGAAGGCAAGTCTTATAGCAAGTTTAGGACAAGTTATAAGCAAGTTAAGTGCTAGTGAGTTACAGAACAAAGGTGTGTTAGCAAACTGTCACGTAAATGTGATACAGACACAAGATCATCAAGCATTTAGATCTTACCAAGAAGAGCTAACTTATCTTACTACAAACACATCAAGATTACAGTTTATTAGTAACTTAATGGAAGAAATAAGGTCAGGTGGTAATGCTCTGATACTTGTAGATAGAATAAAAACTGGTGAGTTGTTAAAAGATTTAATACCTGGTAGTGTTTTTATACAAGGTAAAACAAAGATGGAAGAAAGACAAGAAGAATATGATGAAGTTGCTACTGAACAATACAAAGTTCTTATAGCAACATATGGAGTAGCGGCAGTTGGCATCAATTTGCCAAGAATATTTAATTTGATACTTGTAGAACCTGGAAAGAGTTTTGTAAGAGTTATTCAAAGTATTGGTAGAGGTATTCGAAAAGCTAAAGATAAAGATCATGTACAGATATGGGATATAACATCTAGTTGTAAGTTTTCAAAAAGACACTTAACTACAAGAAAAAAGTTTTACAAAGAGGCAAATTATCCGTATACTATAAACAAGGTAAACATATGAAGATATTAAAAACAGACAATACACCATTTAATTTGGATAAGGTTCCTGAAACAGGAGATGATATTCAGTACTGTGTTCTTGATACGAACAACAATAAGAATATTGATTTCTTTTTCATACCTTTGATTTTTATGGAAACTTTCAACGCACCAAGTATGGTAATGGAAGTAGGTGAACACACAATACAAATGCCTATAGATTGGAGCGTGATGGTCATTGAAAAGGAGTTAGGACAATGTGAAATGGTTCCTTTAACTAGTATCAATGACAGAGGATTTGAAGCAATGGTAATAAATCCATTAACAGTGAACATGACTGAAAGTCACGAAATTAAGATTGTAAATGTATTCCAAGATGTAAAATGGTATTTTCCAAAATTAAAGCATGGTCATATTATGTCCGTACCATTAAATGACAGACCAAATCCACCATGTATGTTTTTTGCAAAGGAAATAAATCAAATACCAGATGTAATTAACGTTGGAGATTTTCTGTGAGTAAACCAAGCATAAACTTAAATCAGATGTTGTATAACCTTGATATGGGTAACAAAGAATGGTATAACAGTTTAGATAGTGAATTAAAGAAAACTTTTTCATCTTATGTTAGTATGAGATTTGCATCAAGTGTCAAGTCAAACAAGATACTACAAGAATCTTACATAGAGAGCGTGAATGAGTTTTGTAACAAGTACTTCAGCACAATACAAAAACATGAAGGAGATAGTTTGTTATTTTGGAAACTATTGTGTTTGTGTGGCTCCGGACAAAAGCAATTTCATCCTTGGTTAAAAGCACCAAAAGGTAAAGGAAAGAAAACTAAAATATTTGATTTTTTACAATCATGTTATCCAAACTATAAGAATGATGAAATAGAAACACTGATAAGTGTTCTTGATAAAAAAGAAATAAAAGAAATGGCCAAGCAGGCAGGATTAGATGATAAAGAAATTAAGTTGTTAATAAAATGAGTTATGTTTGTAAATTTTGTAAAAAGACTTTTGGTAGTGAACAAACACTATTAACACATCTTTGTGAGCCAAAAAGAAGATGGAACAATAGGAAAGATGCAAATGTACAACTGGCTTTTAGATGTTTCCAGCACTTTTGGAGGATCACAGCCACCAATATGAAAAGTGAAAAAACATATGAAGATTTCATGGGTAGCAAATATTATCTTGCTTTCGTTAGATTTGCAAATTATGTGATGGGTGTCTATATAGCAAGTGTTGAAGATTATATTGAATGGTTGTTGAAGTCGAGAGTAAGAATTGATAAATGGTCTACAGATGAAGTATATGAAACTTATATCAAAGAGTTCAATGTAAGAGAAAGTGTTGACAGAGCTATTGAAAGAACTGTATTGACTATTAAGAGTTGGGCGGAAGAGAACAAAAAAGAATGGACTACATTTTTTAATGAAGTAAGTGTTCCACGTGCAATACACATGATAAGAGCTGGTAAGATATCACCATGGATACTTTACAACAGCAAAGGTGGTATTAAACTTATGGAGTCTTTTAACGAAGAGCAAATGATAATGATAGAAGAATATGTATCACCAACTGCATGGACTAAAAGATTTGAACAAAGCCCAGAAGATGTCAAGTTTGCACTTGACGTAACAAAGGCGGCAGGTTTATGATAGTAAAAACAGATATAGACATAGACACTAAAAACAGAAGTGACTTGTTAAATTTGATCAAGCACATACCTGCAGGTATAGTAAAAGATGACGTTATCAAAAAACACAACACAGGTGTTTACGTAACAGATATTCCAACAGATCCTTTCCAGAGTGTAAGCAGTATTGATTATGCTGAAGCAGAAGACAGAGGATATTTCAAATTAGATATACTTAACGTCAGTATCTATGAAGATGTTAAAGATGAAGATCATTTATTAAAGCTAATATCAGCAGAACCAGATTGGAGTTTGTTAGGACACAAAGAGATAGTAGAACAACTATTCCATATACATAACCATTTTGATATTGTTAGCAAACTGAAGCCAAAGTCTGTAGAAGATTTAGCGGCTGTGTTGGCAATTATACGTCCTGCAAAACGTAACTTATTAAATGAATCCTGGACAACAATACGTGAAAAGGTCTGGGAGAAACCACAAGATGGCACGTATTTCTTTAAGAAAAGCCATGCCGTAGGATATGCACTTGCAATAATTTTACAGTTAAATTTGCTTATTGAAAAAACAAAAACAATTAGTTCTTCTTAAGAAGGCTAATATTTCTTCTAATTATTCTTTTCTTTAATACATTATTGATACTTGTAGTAGGACCAAACATAACTTCAACATCTTTGGTATTGAATGTTTTTATACAGTCTCTAAACCTAGTTAATTCTCTGTTTAGAAATATGTTTATAGGTATAGTTCTGTTAGATTCCCACCACCAAATTTCACCTAAATCCAAAAATTCTTGTTTAAGTTCTTCAGTCTTAATGAGATCGTACACGTAAATTGAAGTTACGTGGTTGTCTTGATTCTGTAAAATACCAACGTATTCGTTGTTTGCGTACTTTACACAGCTCAAAAACGGAAATTTTTCTTGTAATTCTGCGTATTCCATAAATATTACTATGTCAAATTGTATTACCTTATATATTTACAACAATACTTATACTTTGTCAACCTCTACGAAGTTAAATAACAGTATGCCTTTATATGATAAAAACATATTACTATATTGTGGAGTAGATAACAAGTCAAATTTTAAGATTGTTACAGATAACAATGTACCAAAAAACTTGACTGGTTTGACACCTTACTTCAATATCACAGACATTGAAAGCGAAGAGACAGTGTTGTCTAGACCAATGACGGTAACAAATGCGTCAAGAGGCGAAGCAGAAATAGATATAACACAGGCAGATTTATACAGTATAGCTGAAGGTTTTTATAATTTTACTGTTTATACTTTAGATTCAAGTCAAGTGAAATCAGTAGTATATACAGATAGATCAGGTGATATACAAGGAACAGTGGAAGTTAAGAACTCTGGTTTACCTAAAACTAGAGCAACACAAACAGCAGACTCTTTTACTTTACGTAACACGTATTACTACAGCAATAACTTATCTGGATCTACAACACAGAACTTGACTGCATCAAATCATACGTTAGCAGTATACACTACTAACTTTACAGGAAAAGTTCAAATAGAAGGAAATCTTGATAATACAGCAAGTACAAATGACAGCGACTGGTTTCCGTTATTAATGAACGGAGAGTCAGTAACGGATATAACATATTCCGGAGTATCAGGTGTTACTCCATATTTCTTTGTATCAAATACGAAGTGGATAAGAATAAGATATAAGCCTGATGCAGGTAATACAGGCACATTTGATAAAGTATTATTAAGAAATTAATAATGAAATACACTACAGTTCTACAAAATATATCGCCTGAAGATAGAAATTGCTTTTCATTTATTGACAA